TGAACTTATCGATGAGCGTCCCAACGTATTGGGAGAGATTCCGATTGTTCACATTGCCAATCACCCTGCTTCCGGATCTCCTTGGGGAATGTCCGATGTGCAGAATCTTATTTCTCTGAACCGTCAGTACAACGAAACTGCTACCGACATTGCAGATATCGTCAATTACCACGCCGCACCTATTACCGTTGTTATTGGTGCCAAGCCCTCTCAGCTTGAGAAGGGAACCAACCGCGTATGGTCCATTGGAAACAAGGACGTAACAGTTAACAACCTTGAGAACGGTGTGGATCTGCAGTATCCGCTTGAGGTATTGAATACTCTCAAGATCGGTATGCACGAGATGACCGGTGTTCCCGAGTCAGCTCTTGGACAGTCCCAGCCTATTTCCAATACTTCTGGTGTAGCTCTCTCAATTCAATTTATGCCATTGATGCAAAAGTTTGAACTAAAGAAGATACAATATGGTAAGGGACTACAAAAGATCAATGAATTCGCGCTAAGAACTTTGTTCATCTTCGAACCGGAAGCGGCACTATATAATCCTGAGACTGAAGGAATTATCCAGCCGGGTCAGCCGCTGCTAATTGATCCAAGAGATCCCTTGGTTTACTTCTCCGATATTGACTGGCCTTCACCACTTCCAGTGGACAGACTGATCAAGCTCAATGAGATCGCAGCCATGATGAACATGGATCTGGAAAGCCGTAGAGGCGCCCTTAAGCAGCTTGGGGAGCAGTTCCCTGACGAGAAGCTTCAAGAGATTTATGACGAGCTTCACGAGGATGCTGTACGTGATGGTGCTCTACGTATGACCAGAACACAAATTGACTCTGTAATCTACAACCTTACTGGAATGGTCCCTCAACCGGATGGAACATCGGCTCCAGATCCTAATGCAGTACCGGCAACGGATGCTGAAGGAAAGCCAAAGCCAACCGACCTAGGACCAGGAAAGATCCAAGGTGACTTCGATACCCAAGCCGCTGATGGTGCGGGATCGATTCAAATGCTTCAAGCAGCAGTTGTTCAAGCATACGGAACCAAGCTAGGTTCCCGTCAGCTTCCAACAGATGACTAAGTAAACATTTAAGTAAATCGTATTCGGGATATATTCGGAAAACAACGAGATAAAATCTACAGGAGATAAAATGTCAGTTCCAATTCAGCCTGAGGCTATTCCCTCTACCCAAACACCTACGGGCCCTCCCAGCGCTGATGGGAAGACCTATACACAGGAAGAGCTAAATGCGCTTCTTGCCAAGGTACGCAAGGAAGAGAAGGACAAGCTATACCCCGAACTGGAGAGTTACAAGACTCAACTATCTCAGTTCCAAACCACTCTTGACACTATTGACCAGGAGCGCAAGGACAGAGAAGCAGCTTTGGACAAGGCCAAGAAGGATGCGGAAGCCGCTGAAAAGGCAAGACTTGAAGCAGAGATGGACGCTAAGACTCTCATTGAGAGCAAGCTAAGAGAGACTAACGATACTTGGGAGACTCGATTCAACGAGCTTAATGCGGAGCGCGACAAGGAAAGAGCTGCCGCAGCCAAGGAACGTGCATACAACGAATTGGTTGATTACAGAAATAGCCGCCTGACAGAACTGGCGGATGATATTGCTCCGCAGTTCCACGGATTTATTGCCGGGAACAGCAGAGAAGAGATTGACGCGGCCATTGTCAGAGCGCAGGAAGCCACCCAATCCATTTTCGAACAAGTCCAGCAGGCTCAACAGACTCCTCCACCGCGCGGTGTATCTCCAACCGGGTACAGTGCGTTCGGTCCATTGGAAGGCGTCCTTGGACAAAAGACTCTAACTGCCGCAGATTTTGAAAATATGTCTATGGCAGAGTATGAGGAGTACCGACAGAAGAGTGGACTAGCCGGTAGACAAGCGGCCAGTCAGCGTGGACTATTCGGTTAAACTGTTTTCTAGAGGGGTTTCCGGAGAGTACCCGACCCTTTAATAACGAGATATAAGGAATAAATATGCCAAGTGCTATCACGGGTACACCGAATATTTCCGGTTCCCCAACTGCTTATCCAGGTGGTTCTACTGCCCTTTCTCCAGCTATTCAGACTATTTGGAGCAAGGAAATTCTTTTTCAGGCAATGCCGATTTTGCGTTTCGAGCAATTTGCTGTAAAGAAGACAGAATTGGGCGTTACCCCAGGATTAACAATCAATTTCATGCGTTACAACAATTTGGGTCGCGCTACTCAGCTTGTTGAAGGTATCCGCATTCAGACTAACCCACTAACAGCTTCTCAGTTCTCTATCACTGTGGCTGAGCAGGGTTACGCGGTTGCCGTTTCCGAGCTTCTGCTAAACGCTTCCTTCGATGATGTAATGGCATCCGCTTCTCGTCTTCTGGGCCGTAACATGGCTACCTACCTTGACGAGAGTGCACGTAATACCCTTCTACAGGCTTCCTCACAGATTTACGGATACCAGAAGGATTCCGGACCACTTAACAACCAGATGTACTACAACATCGGCACCGTAGGTTCTGGTAATGCTTCCATGACCGGTGACTACAACCTTACAAGTCAGACTGTATACGATGCCGTCGAAACACTAGCGACAAAGAACGTCCCAAGATTGGGAGACAGTTATGTATGTTTCGTACACCCACACCAGTCAAGATGGTTGAGAAATGATCCTCAGTTTATCGAAATGACAAAGTATGCTTCTCCAGGTAATTTCATGCTCGGAGAAATTGGCCGTTTGAATGACGTTGTCTTTATCGAGACAACCCAAACAAGAAACGTTGTAAATGGTGCTGGAACCGGCTGGACAACAGATACTACTACCGGTGGTGTAACAACTGGAAATGGTTCTGCTAACCGTTACGATGCAATCTTCATGGGAGACAATGCATTCGGACACGCTATTTCTCTACCAGTAGAATTGCGTGACGGTGGTATTCTCGACTTCGGAAGAGAGCACGCATTAGCATGGTATGCTATCTGGGGATTCGGGCTAATCACCGACGTTTCCGTAGTAATTGCTTCCACCAACTAATACCTTTCTTTAAAGCCCTCCCTGATGATTCCCCTTATCGGGGAGGGCTTTCTTTCTACTTATATACGAGCTATTAATTCTGGAGAACATAATGCCACCACGTAAGAGAGCCGGAGACCTTACCGGGCTTGAGACTCAGCGTCTACAGGCTGAGCATGCAGACGAACTGAAGGAGAGAGCCAAGGAGCTTTCCCTCATGGTTGAGTTGGCCGAGGAAGAGAAGACTGTTCCTGTTGACTACACCAAGTCCCCTACCCCTGCGCCCGAAATTGTTGAGGTTTCCGAAGTAAAGCTTGAGAACCCGACCCGAGTAATTATGGTAAATACCGATCTGGAGAGTGTAACCTTCGGAGCCGGTCAGCACTATAATTTTGAGATCGGAAGAAAGTACACTGTTCCTAGAGAACTTGCAGACCACTTGGCCTCAAAGGGTTTGCTCTTTGAAGGCTACTACCGCTGAAAGGTTGAATAAATGTCTGGAAGCTTTACAGATACAACAGATCGTGCTTTGCTGAATTACGTGACAGGCACTTCTCTGGGAGGCTGGACTCCTCCAGTTACCACCTACATCATGCTGTTGACTGCGGACCCTTCTCTAACTGCAGCAACTCCCACTGATCCCACCTTGGCCGAATTGACAGAACTGTCGGCTTCCGGATATTCCCGTCAGATTGCAACCTGGTCTTCCGCTACTTCCTCCTCGGGACTTAGTCAGATCAAGAACAGCAACATCGTTACATTCGGACCGTTCCCGGGAGCGTTGGGATCAGGAACCGCTACTACATATGGAGCCATGGTCAACGTGGCATCCGGAACTTCCGGTCTGGTATATGCGGTATGGCAATGGGACAATGCGGTAATCGCTCCGCAGAATCAGGCGATTACGATTCCTGTCAACAGCTTGATCATGACACAACAGTAGGTTGACTATGACACTGAACATGCAAGATATGATTTCCCGTGTACGAGTGGAGCTAGGAGATACCGGAGCGCCGTTCTCAGACTCATTCTTGGGAACCGGTTCGGTGTCACAATTCGATCTGACAGAATTCAATGTATGGAATATAACCATTACATGGATCAAGAATCAGTCTCCTGTGCTTCTAACCGCCAACACGGACTATATGCTTAACTCCCAGGAGGGCACAGTATTCCTTTTGGGTTCCGCTGCTCCTTTACCGCAGGGAGATCGCCTAGTCGTATCCGGTCAAGCCGGGGGGATGTTCTCCGATGAGGAACTGGAAATCTTTGTCAACGATGCTGTGCTTCAACATACCAATGGACGTACAGTAAAGACTCGTTTCAAGGATTCCAACGGCTTCGTCAAGTACATCTCTCAGCCCATGGACCTTTCCAACATCCCCAACGTGGAAGGTGTTCTGGTGGCCATGAGAGCCACTATAGATGCCCTATGGGCTTTGGCCACTGATGCTTCTACAGACATCGATATTTCTTCTGCCGACGGAACTACAGTTCCGCGTTCTCAGAGATATCGACAGCTCCGTGAACAAATTGACGGGCTTACCGACAGGTATAACCACCTGGCAGCAATGCTGAATGTAGGACTTGACCGTATTGAAATGTCCAAGATTCGCAGAGTATCCAAGACCACTGGTCGTTTGGTGCCTGTATTTGTGGACAGAGAATACGATGATTACGAACTTCCAGGACGCCAACTGCCTCCTATCGACACCAGAGATTTGGATGATTCAAATATTCAGTCACCTATTTTTGGTGGGATGTGGGGTCTATAAATGGGAAGAATCGGTTGGAAGGGTGGTCGCTTCTCCGTAGACTGGGAAACCAACGAGATTTATCGTGGGTTGAGAGATTGGCAAAGATGGACTGGAGATCAGTTCCAGTACTTCAGATTCGCTTATGATCAGAGCGATGCCGATCCTGTCTATGGAGAGGCGACTCTCCCCAAAGGACGAGTGTATTTTGGCCCGAACCTTATTCCTGCCCTTCACGTTATTCACGTAGAAGGTGACAATCAGAATACGGAAAACGGTTTTTACTACAACGATGCTATCCACTGCACTCTTTCCTTTGACCAGGTAAAGAGAACCGGCTTGGAAAGAATGGATCTCAGTACACAGAATTATCTGAAGGATCGCTTGGTATACGATAATAAGGTATTCCGAGTAACCAACATTCAGATTCTTGGGCAGATCCAACAAAGAGATATCATC